ATAAGCAAATATCTTCTACTTCATTAGGAAATGAGGATTTAGGGTTATTTTTATATGGACCTATAAATTGGACTGATGGATATGGTGGTTATTTTAAAATAGAAGCAGATATAAATAGTGGAAATCCTGTTGAAATTAAAGCTCAATCAGGAGTTGGTAGTTCATCATATTTAATATCAACGCAACAGACTATATCTCAAAATCCTTGTATTAATATAAATGATACAGGTGATTTTATAAATATTAAAACGTATTCTGGAAATGGAGCGTTAAATATAGATAATCAATCTGCTAAATTTACCACTAATGGTGGTGGCTATACAAAATTACTTTTTAATACAACAGCTGTTACAAATACTATTGAATATACATTTCCTGACAATGCACTTCCTGCTCCAATATATATCCCTTTATCAGTAAATGGTATTTATGCAGATCCTGTAGGCAATGTAACTATTCCTGTGGGAACAGGTACAGTAACAAGTGTAGACCTTTCTATGCCTTCAGCTTTTAGTGTATCAGGTAATCCAATTACAACTAATGGAACATTAACTGTTGTTGGTGCAGGAACAATTTCTCAGCTTATAGATGGCACAGGTGCACTACAATCTATACCAACATCATTGCCTCCGTCAGGAAAAGCAGGAGGTGATTTAAGTGGTACGTACCCTAATCCTACTGTTGACAGGATTCATGGAATAGACTTTCAGTCAGGCACACCATCTGCTGATGATGTATGGGTATATGGGGGAAGTCCTGCTAAATGGCAGCATCAGAAACTCCACTCTAATCAAGTTACAAACGATAGTACAGTTAGTGGTACAAATGTTGATAATGCTCTTACTACTTTAAATACTAATAAAGTAGATACAACAATAACAATATCTACAAACTCTCCATTATCAGGAGGAGGAGATTTGAGTGCTAATAGAACATTGTCAATATCTCAAGCAAATGGTTCTACAAATGGATATTTAAGTTCAGCAGATTGGACAACTTTTAATAATAAAGGCTCAGGCACAGTTACTTCAGTTGCGGCTTTAACTTTGGGAACAAGCGGTACTGATTTAAGTTCAACAGTTGCTACAGGTACAACTACTCCTGTAATAACATTAAATGTACCAACTGCATCAGCAACTAATAGAGGTGCATTGTCATCTGCTGATTGGACTACATTTAACAATAAGCAAAATACATTAACATTCTCAACCGGTTTAACTAATACTTCAGGAACAATTACTGCAAATTTATCTACAGGAATTAATGGTGGTCAAACTATTATAGGTGGAACTGCTGCAAGTAATTCTCTAACATTATCATCTACAAGTAATGCTACAAAAGGAAAATTAATATTTGGAACTTCAGCATATGATGAAGCTAATAATAGATTAGGCATAGGTACAACGTCACCATCTTACAAATTTCATTTTACAAATTCATCTACAAGTGGTACTCCTGCTTATTTTATTCAAACTCAAACTGCTTTAAATAATACTGATTTATTGGATGGAGCATTACAAGTTCAACATTATTTTAGTGGAACAGGAGCAGGTACTGAATTAATTGGAAGATCACTTTTATTACAAAGTTTTAACCAATGGACTGTAGGTACTGTTACAAATCATAGAGTATTTAATCTAATTTCAAATACATCTGCAAGTACTAATACTACAAATCTTGATCAATTATATTTAGAAGCAGGAACTGCATCAGGATCAGTAAGTTTATCAAGAGCTATATTTATTGCAAATATGCAAGGTTCATCTCAAGCAGGTTTAGCTATTGCAGCTTTGACTGCAAGTAATAGAGCAGCAGTTTTATTAGGAACAGGTACTGTTCCATCTGGTACTTGGAGCTTGTATAATTCTTCAACTGATAAATCTTACTTCAATAATAACGTATTGATTGGAACAACAACTGATGGTGGATTTAAATTAGATGTAAATGGAACTGCAAGAGTTCAAAGTTCATTAACAACTGCAGGAAGATTAAGTGCTTATTCTTCAAAGACAGGAGCTTATACTTTAACTGCTACTGATGAGATTATTACTGCTGATGGTACTTCTGCTGCATTCTCAATAACATTACCTACTGCTGCAAGTAAAACAGGACAAACTTATACTATTAAGAAAATTGATGCATCTGCAAATGCTATAACTGTTAATACAACATCTTCACAAACTATTGATGGTTCAACAACTTATTCTTTAGCATCACAATATAAATATGTTAAAGTAGTAAGTAATGGATCAAATTGGTTTATAATAGGTAATAATTAAAACAATATAAATATGTCTAAAATTCAATCATTAAATATTCCAACAAAAGGTGTAGCAAAAAATTTAAGTGTGTATGTGCTTAAATTTAATATGGATGATAAATCTGCTACTTTTTATTATGTTCTATCTGATGAAGATAATAATACATTATTGGAAGGAAATTTAGATATGAATGAACAAGATTTCAATGCTTGGGGTGCAGATAATTTCTACTGTATTCAATGGGCAGCAACTACACTCAATTTAACTCTGTTATAATTTTGTATCTTTGGAAAAATAAATAAGAAATGGCAAAAATAGAAACATATACAAATGCTACCTCTCCGTTGTCAGGCAGTGATAAACTAGTTGGAACAGACTCAGCTCATGATAATGCAACTAAAAATTTTACAATAACTGAGTTGTTTTCTTTTATTTTTGAAAATGGAGATATGCTAGAAGAGTTTGCTGATAATGCAGCAGCTTTATCAGGAGGGTTAGATGTAGGAAATATTTATAGAACACCTACCGGAGAAATAAGAATAGTTATTTAATATGGATATTAGAAAAATATCAATAGGGTTAGATTATAAGAATGGTGCTATGCATTACATTGTAGGTCAGTCTGTGCTTAATGATAGCCATTGTATACATTTAATAAAATATAATGACACAAAGCAATCTATACTGATTTACATCATAAATAATAAAGAAGAGATAGTTTTGTGGAAAGAGTTTACGGCGACAGTTCCAATTTCAATTGAATATAATATAAATTTTTAAATGCGTTCACCATTCTACTTTATAGTTAAACCTATAAATGGAAAGCGGTACGATAACACAAGAGACATTGCAGGGGTTGAATTTATAGTAAGCACATCTGAAGAAGACCATAAGTTCTCAAACAGATTTGCTGAAGTTATCGAGCTTCCATTAGGTTATAGCGGTCCTATTCAAATAGGAGATACACTTCTTGTACACCACAATGCTTTCAAGTTCTACAATGATATGAAAGGCAGGCAAAAAAGCGGTAAGAGTTTTTTCAGAGATGACTTATTCTTTATAGAGCCTGACCAATTTTTTATGTATAAGCACGGTTCCACGTGGAACGCATACGATAGGTATTGCTTCATAAAACCTATTCCTCCAACAGAGTCATATATCAATAAACCATTTAGTGAAGAACCATTAATGGGCATTGTCAAATATTCAAACGAATATTTGATGAGTAAGGGCATTTTTTCAAACGATAAAGTGTGTTTTGCTCCGGATAGCGAGTATGAGTTTAATGTGGATGGAGAAAAATTGTACAGGATTTATGACCATCAAATAACAATCAAGCTATGATAAATATAATTGACAATTTTTTAAGTGGTGAGTTGTACGATTTTCTGTACAGCGCTTTAATAAAAAATGAGTTTACAGAAGTAAAGGCAGGAAACAAAAGTTTTTGGATTCAAAATAGCACTCCTGAGTTTGACGATTTAGTAATCAATAAGATAAATGACATAGAAGGGTTTCATAGAGAAAAAATATTTAGTTTTTTTAGGATAGCAACTGATGAAGTAGATACAGATTGGCGCATACATTCTGATGCTATTATAAATGGTCAGAGACCCTACCGTGCATTAGTATTATACCTGTCTCCATCTGAGATGGATGGGTTGCATGGAACGGCTTTTTGGAAACATAAAGAACTTGGAGACCATTTACCAAACAATGTTTCATTTGAACAATACGATAAAGTTCTTGAAAGCGAATCAAATAATTTAGATAGATGGGAATTAAACTCTGTAATTGGATATAAGGTAAATAGAGCAGTGATGTATCCATGTAATTATTTTCACAGTAAATATCCTAACTTAGGGTGGAAAGGCGGAAGGATTGTTTACGTAATGTTTTATAAGTAATGACAAGCAAAGAGACAAAATTAAAAATAATACAAGCAGGGCATAAGGCTGTACTTGAACTCATTAAAGTTGCTGAGGACTCTATACTTAAGACAAGTGATGATGGAGGAGAGTTGGCTGCAGATAAGCTAAAGAACGCAGCCGCTACAAAAAAGTTGGCTATATTCGATGCGTTTGAGATACTTAATAGGATAGAGGCTGAAAGGGAAAGTATTGAGGCTATTGAAAAAGGACCAAGTAAAATAGATACAAAACAAGGATTTGCTGAACGAAGATCTAAATAATTTATGTAGGACATTAGTTGATTTCATTCCATCTAATGTAATAGCCAAGAAAAATAAGGCTAAAGGATGGGCGTATGGGTATAATCAAGAGTATGACATGGTTGTGATATCCAAGAATGGAACTATAGGTGATGTGGTAAGCATATCAGGTCTTAACATAGCGCTTCCTGCAGTGCCTGATAAAGTATATAAAAGAAGTAGCAAAAAGCAAGAGCAGTATTGGGAGAGGCAAGAGTTATCTAAAGAGTTAACAAAAATCCAATCCATATTTCATTGGAACGAAATGTCTTCTGATTTTAAGAACAAATGGGTTGACTATATTGAGAATCAATTTGATTATCGTGAGGAAGGATTTTGGTTTATGAATAATGGAGTTCCTACTTATATAACCGGTTCTCATTGGATGTATTTACAGTGGGCTAGTATTGACATAGGATATCCTGATTATAGGGAAGCTAACAGGATTTATTTTATTTTTTGGGAGGCTTGCAAAGCGGACAATAGATCATTTGGAATGATATACTTGAAAATAAGACGTTCAGGATTTTCTTTTATGTCATCATCAGAATGTGTAAATATTGGAACTCTTGCTAGAGATTCAAGGATTGGTATATTATCAAAAACAGGTAGTGATGCCAAGAAAATGTTTACAGACAAGGTAGTTCCAATAAATAGCAGGTTACCATTTTTCTTTAGACCTGTAATGGATGGTATGGACAAACCAAAGACTGAATTGGCATTTAGGGTTCCTGCTTCCAAGATTACCAAAAAAAATATGTATGACGTTGATGACAATTCTATAGATGGATTGGATACCACTATAGATTGGAAGAACACGGAAGATAACTCGTATGATGGAGAGAAGCTTTTATTTTTAGCTCATGACGAGAGTGGAAAATGGGTTAAGCCAAATAATATCTTGAACAATTGGCGTGTAACAAAGACGTGTTTAAGATTGGGTAGTAAAATTATTGGTAAGTGCATGATGGGTTCTACATCAAATGCTTTAAGTAAGGGTGGAGATAATTTTAAATCCTTGTATGAGGACTCAAGGATATCTTCAAGAAATAAAAATGGTCAAACAAAAAGTGGATTATATTCTTTGTTTATTCCTATGGAATGGAATATGGAAGGATTTATAGATAGGTATGGGATGCCTGTGCTCAGAAAGCCTGCAGAGCCATTAGAGGGAGTTGACGGAATGAATATAATTAATGGAGCCATTGACTATTGGGAAGCGGAAGTGGATTCATTAAAAAATGACTCTGATGCTCTGAATGAGTTTTATCGTCAGTTTCCAAGAACGGAGTCTCATGCTTTCAGAGATGAGAGCAAGCAATCGTTATTTAATCTGACTAAAATATACCATCAGATTGACTACAATGATGGGCTTATAAAAGAGCATTATCTTACAAGGGGCTCGTTTAGTTGGAAGGATGGAGTAAAAGATACTGAGGTGATTTGGTCTCCAAACAAGAATGGAAGGTTCTTGGTTAGTTGGACCCCTCAAAAGCACTACCAAAATAATGTTCACGTAAGAAATGGAATAAAATATCCGGGCAACGAGCATTTAGGCTCATTTGGATGTGACTCTTACGATATATCTGCAGTTGTTGTAGGTAGAGGTTCAAATGGCTCGCTTCACGGAATGACAAAGTTCCATATGGATGAAGCTCCTGTTAATGAGTTCTTTTTAGAATACATTGCCAGACCTCAAACAGCAGAGATATTCTTTGAAGAAGTATTAATGGCTTGCGTATTTTATGGTATGCCTATACTTGCAGAGAACAATAAACCTAGACTTCTTTATCATTTTAAAAATAGAGGATATAGAGGTTTTTGTATGAATAGACCTGATAAGCAGTTTGCAAAGCTATCAAAGACTGAAAGGGAGTTGGGAGGAATACCAAACAGTTCAGAGGACGTAAGGCAGGCTCACGCATCAGCTATTGAGTCTTATATTGAGAAGTATGTAGGATTGGATTTAGAAGGAAGGTATAGAGACCCTGATGAGATGGGTACGATGCCTTTTATAAGAACACTTGAGGATTGGGCTAAGTTTGATATAAGCGACAGAACAAGATTTGATGCTGCAATAAGTTCAGGGTTAGCAATAATGGCTAATCAGAAGCATTTATATATGCCTGAAAAAAAAGAATCGAAAATAAGTATTAACTTCGCAAGGTACAGAAATGATGGTAATCAAAGTCAATTGATTCAATGAAAGATATAGTAATAGACATAAAATCAGCAGCATTTCCAAGCCAATTAGCTAGCGATGCTCAAAAAGCCACTGAAGAGTTTGGCTTGCAAGTAGGACAAGCAATACAATATGAGTGGTTTAGAAAGGATGGCAACTCCTGCAGATATTATGGACAATGGAGAGACTTCCATAGATTAAGACTATATGCAAGAGGTGAGCAGCCAATAGCTAAATACAAAAATGAGATTGCCGTTGATGGTGATATTTCATATTTAAATTTAGATTGGACGCCTGTTCCAATCATACCTAAATTCATTGACATTGTTGTTAATGGAATGTCGGATAGATTATTCAAAGTCAAAGCGTATGCTCAAGATGCTTTATCTCAAAGCAAAAGAAATGCATATCAAGATGCTGTACAAGGTCAAGCTGCTGCGAAAGATATTCTTACCATGATACAGGAGAAGGCAGGAGTAGATCCATTTATGATGGACCCTAGCGAGCTTCCTGATAATGATGAGGAGATGCAATTGCATATGCAGCTTAAGTATAAGCCTGCCATTGAGATTGCGGAAGAAGAAGCTATCAATACAATATTTGACGAGAACAAATATGACGACATAAGAAAGCGACTTGACTATGACGCTGCGGTTATTGGTATATCTGTTGCAAAGCATGAGTTCCTTCCCGGAGCCGGAGTTAAGGTTTCTTATGTAGACCCTGCAAACATAGTTTACAGTTATACTGAAGACCCTTATTTCAAGGATTGCTTTTATTGGGGAGAGATTAAGACGGTGTCTATGACTGAGCTGATGAAGATTGACCAATCATTGACGCATGAAGATTTAGATCAGATATCTCAATATAGTAGAGGTTGGTATGACTACTTTAACGTAGCTCAATTCTATGAGAATAGTATGTTCTACAGAGATACGTGTACTCTTCTTTATTTTAACTATAAGACTACAAAGAAAATTGTTTACAAGAAGAGAATATTAGAAACAGGTGGATCTCGTGTGATTGAGAAGGACGATACATTTAATCCTCCACCTGAGATGATGGAGGAAGGCAAGTTTGAGAAATTAGAGAAGACTATTGACGTTTGGTATGAGGGGATAATGGTTATGGGTAGCAATATACTTCTTAAATGGGAGATGTCTCAAAACATGGTAAGACCAAAGTCTGCTACTCAGCACGCTCTTCCAAACTATGTGGCTTGTGCTCCTAGAATGTATAAGGGAGTTATTGAGTCTTTGTGTAGAAGGATGATACCATTTGCTGATTTGATTCAGATAACTCACTTGAAACTTCAGCAAGTAATCAACAGAGTTGTGCCTGATGGTATATTCATTGATGCTGATGGATTGAATGAGGTTGATTTAGGTACAGGCAATGCTTACAATCCTGAGGATGCATTAAGGCTTTACTTCCAAACAGGTAGTGTTATAGGAAGAAGCTATACGCAGGATGGTGACTTTAATAATGCTAGAATACCTATTACGCAGCTGACATCTAATTCAGGTGCTAGTAAGACTCAGATGTTGATAACTAACTACAATCATTACTTGGATATGATTAGGTCTGTAACCGGACTTAATGAGGCAAGAGATGGCTCTAACCCTGATCCAAATTCATTAGTTGGGTTACAAAAATTAGCTGCTTTAAATTCCAATACCGCAACAAGGCATATTCTAGATTCAGGTTTGTTTATCTACAGGTCATTAGCTGAGGCTTTGACGTATAGAGTAGCGGACATTCTAGAATATGCTGATTTTAAAGATGACTTTGTTAATAAGATAGGCAGATACAATGTATCTATACTTGATGAGATATCAGACTTGTATATTTATGACTTTGGCGTATTCATTGAGATTTCTCCTGATGAAGAGCAGAAACAACAACTTGAAAGCAATATCCAAATGGCTTTGTCTAAAGGAGATATCAATCTTGAGGATGCCATTGACATTCGTGAGATAAAAAATATTAAGTTAGCCAATCAGTTGCTTAAACTTAAAAGAGCTAAGAAAGAAGATAGAGAGGAGAAAATGGCTATGCAGAAACAAGCCATTACTGCACAGCAGCAAATGCAATCTCAACAAATGGCTGCACAAGCTGCTATGCAAAAAATACAGGCAGAAACAGAGAGTAAGATGAGGTTAAAGCAAATGGAGATTGAGCTTGAGGTTCAGAAAATGCAGAAAGAGGCTGAGTTCAAATCTAAGTTGATGTCTGAAGAGTTTCAGTACAATTTAGAGTTGCACAATATGGAGATACAGACATTGTCAAAGAGAGAGAAGGATAGAGAAGATGCAAAAGCCAAAAGGATAAGTCAACAAAATACAGAGCAATCAAAACTTATAGACCAAAGGAAAAACAATTTGCCTCCTCTTAATTTTGAATCAAATGAGGATAGCTTAGATGGTTTTGACTTGGCTGAGTTTGAGCCTCGCTAAAAGCGTGTTGAAATTTTATATAATTTTGTAACAATAAATCAAATCAAATGGAATTAAAAGTAAAAGCGTTAGATGCTGCAGAAGAAAAGAGTATGCAGGAATTAGAAACAGAATTGGTAGAAGGTAAAAGTCCAATAGTGGATGAGATACCAAAAATAGATTTGTCAAGACCAAAAGTTGAGCAGAAAGTAGAAGAGAAGATTGAGGAGAAGGTAGAAGAAAAAATAGAGGAGAAGATTGAGGATGAGTTGGATGACAATAAAGTTCTTTCATATATTGGTAAAAGATATAACAAGCAGATAAACTCTTTTGATGAGTTAATGGCTGAAAGGAAAGAAGCTGAAGAGTTACCTGAAGATGTGGCTGCGTATCTTAAGTACAAGAAGGAGACAGGTAGAGGCATCAATGATTTCATGAGACTTCAGAAAGATTATGAGGCTATGGACCCTGAGCAACTTGTCAAGGAATACTTGTCAGCTACAAATGAAGGTCTTGATGATGAGGATGTTGAGACGATGATGGATGACTACAGATTTGATGAAGATATTGATGATGAGTCAAAAATCAAGAAGATTAAAATTGAAAGAAAGAAAGTTATTAACGAAGCTAAAAAGTTCTTCAATTCCGAAAAGGAGAAATATAAATTGCCGCTTGAGTCAAGCACTGCAAGGATTTCTAAAGAGGAAGAAGAAGAATACAATGCTTATCGTCAATATATAGGCCAAGCAAAGACCATAGAAGAGGAAAATAATCGCAAGCGTCAATGGTTTGACCAAAAGACAAGCGAGTTATTTGATGGAGAGTTCAAAGGTTTTGAGTTCGACATTAATGACAAGAAGCTTACGTTTTCTCCGGGTGAAGCCAAAGAGTTGAAATCGTTACAATCAAATCCTTCAAACTTTATTTCAAAGTTTTTGGATGAGAATGGAATGATTAAAGACGCTAAGGGATACCACAGGTCATTGGCAATTGCAATGAATCCTGACAAATTTGCTAAGTATTTTTACGAACAAGGGATAGCTGATGCGACAGAAGATGTGACTAAGAAAATGAAAAACATCAATATGGGAGAGCAGAAAGTGCCTGCGGTAGCAAAGAGTAAGGATGGTTTGCAGGTGAAGGCGGTAAACCCTGATTCAGGTAAAAGCCTGAAAATCCGCAGCATAAAACGTATTTAAAACAATTAAAAACTAAAAGAAAATGGCAAGTGCTTTATTAAACACGCCCACGTATGCGTTGCAACCTGCACCGGAACAAGTGGCGTTACAAACAAACTACATTACCAATTTCAATTTCTTGAATCAGTATCTTCCTGATACTTATGAGAAAGAATTTGAAAGATATGGTAACAGAACAGTATCTTCATTCTTAAGAATGGTAGGTGCTGAAATGCCTTCTAACTCTGACCAAATCAAATGGGCAGAACAAGGCCGTCTACACATCAAGTACACAAACTGTACTTCAGCTGCTGCAATTGGTTCTGCAACTGCTACTTTCACTGTAGCTGATGCAAACGTTACTTATGTAGCTATCCGTGTTGGACAAACTGTGATGATTCAGAACAACGCTTCAGGTGTTTTCAACAAAGCAATCGTTACTGCGGTTCCTACGTCTACAACTTTCACAGTTGCTTACTATGAGACTGCAGGTCAATCTTTTGCTGTATCAACTCAGTGTACTGTATTTATCTATGGTTCGGAGTTCAAGAAAGGAACTAACGGAATGGTTGGTTCTTTAGAAGGCGAAGATGATATCTTCTCTAATTCTCCAATCATCATCAAAGATAAGTACGCTGTAAACGGTTCTGACATGGCTCAGATTGGATGGGTTGAAGTGACTACTGAAAATGGTGCTACAGGTTACTTGTGGTACTTGAAGAGTGAGCACGAGACTCGTCTTCGTTTCGAAGATTATCTTGAAACAGCTATGATTGAAGCAGTTCCTGCTGCATCTGCATCAGGTGCGTTGGCTGCGGGTTACAAAGGTTCAGAAGGTATCTTCTACGTTGTAAACAATCGTGGTAACGTATGGGGTGGTGGTACGCCAACTACTCTTTCTGATTGGGATACAATCGTTGCTCGTTTAGATAAGCAAGGTGCTATCGAAGAGAACGTAGTATTCGTAAATCGTGGATTGAGCTTCGATATCGACAATATGTTGGCTACTTTGAACGGATGGAACACATCAGGTGCTGCTAATGCTGCTTCTTATGGTCTATTCGACAACGATGTTAACATGGCGTTGAACTTAGGTTTCTCAGGATTCCGCAGAGGGTATGACTTCTACAAGTCTGATTGGAAATACTTAAACGATCCTACAATGAGAGGTGGTTTAAGTGCTGCTGCTTCTACAGCAACAGGTACAATCACAGGTTTACTTGTTCCTGCAGGTTCTACTTCAGTGTATGACCAAATCATGGGTAAGAACGCTAAGCGTCCATTCTTACACGTTCGTTACAGAGCTTCTGAAGCTGAAGACAGACGTTATAAGACTTGGATCACAGGTTCTGCCGGTGGTGCAGCTACTAGCGACTTGGATGCAATGGAGGTTAACTTCCTTTCTGAGCGTTGTGTATGTACTTTAGGTGCAAACAACTTCGTATTATTCCGTTATGGATAGTAGACAGGTTGATATAAGGCAGGGGGCATTAAAATCCCCTGCTTTCTTTTTATAAATCAAATTAAAATCTAATTAAAATGTTAAAGAACACTACAACTGTTTCTGTAGACAAGGTCTACAAATTGAAAATAGGAACGCCACTATCTTACACTTTGGCTTCTAGAAATCACCCAAGATTCCCTTTAATGTGGTATGACGAAAAGAACAACGTCAACA